TAGACAAGGCTCCGCAGTCTTGGCGGGCACCCTCTCGAGAAAAGTGGGCAAAGATCGACCCCGACATTCAGCAAGAGATCATGAAGCGGGAGCGGGAGACCACTCGCGTCCTCGGGGAGACGGCCAACGCTCGTCAGCTGGCTAACCAGTTCAACGAGGTCGTCGGCCCCTACAAGGCCCGTATCCTGTCTATGGGGGTAGACCCCCTCGGGGCGGTACACGAGCTGTTGAAGGCCGACTACCTGTTGTCTACCTCCCCGAAGGCGCAGCGGGCCCAGTTCATGGCGAAGCTGATCAACGACTACGGGGTAGACATCCTGGAGCTTGACGCGGCCCTCGCCGGCAAGAGCGCGGCGGACCCGGTTGACTCCCGGGTAGAGCAGTTGCTCCAACAACGCCTGGCCCCCTTCCAGCAGTACATCCAAGCCCAGCAGCAACGGGAGCAGCAATACGAGCAGAAGTCCCAAGCAGAGGTCAATGAGTCCATCGAGAACATGGCGACGGACCCGAAGTATCCCCACTTCGAGACGGTTCGGCTGGATATGGCCGACATTGTAGACCTGGCTGCGAAGAGGGGGCTTTACCTTTCGCTGGACGACGCCTATAATCGCGCTATTGCAATGAACCCAGAGGTAAGTGCACAGGTAGCCGCCCAACGGCAGGCCGACGCAAAGAGAGCAGCAGCCCAGGCGGCTAACGCCAAGGCTCAGCGGGCTCTAGGTGCTTCGGTATCGGTGGGGGGCGCTCCTGGTGGAGTTCCTAGTGGGGCCTCGGAAGCAACCGACCGTCGTTCAACAATCGCGGCTGCGTTTGACTCGCTATCGGGAAGATGAGATGTTAAGTTCTTTCACTCGTCGCATCCTCGGAGCGGTTCATTTCCCGCAGCGTCCGGTTCCATTGAATGAGATCGAGCCTCAGGTCTATCAACCACCGGGGCCGTCAAGGGTAGTGGCTCCCCCCGAGCCGCCGCCTGAACCGGCTTCACTTCTTTCAAGGAGCTTGCAATGGCTTTCCCGAACAGTGCGATAAGCGACGTTATCGCCACCACCATCCAGAGCCGCACTGGCCAAATCGCGGACAACGTGACGTCCAATAACGCTCTGCTGACAAAACTCAAGCAGCGCGGCAACATCAAGACGTTCTCAGGCGGCAATACGATCATGCAGGAGCTCAGCTTCGCATCGAACGGCAACGCCGGTTGGTACAGCGGATACGAAACCCTGCCCATCGCTGCGCAGGACGTGCTGAGTGCCGCCGAGTACACGATCAAGCAGGCGGCGTGCCCCGTGACGATCAGCGGCCTGGAGCAACTCCAGAACGCCGGCAAGGAACAGATCATCGACATGCTCGACGCCCGAATGGACGTGGCCGAGTCCTCGATGGCCAACCTGATCGCTTCTGGTCTGTACTCGGACGGCTCCGCAGCTGGCGGCAAGCAGATCGACGGTCTGCTCAAGCAGGTCTCCACGACCCCGACCAACACGGTCGGCGGGATTGACCGGAACACCTGGCTGTTCTGGCGCAATCAGTACTTCCGTATGCTGACCACCGGCGGCGCAGCTGCCTCGGCGGCCAACGTCCAGACGTACTTCAACCGTATGTGGTCCAGCCTGGTACGCGGCAATGACCGTCCCGACCTGATCCTGGTCGACAACAACATGTGGTCCTTCTACATGGCGTCTCTCCAGGCCATCCAGCGGTTCTCGGGCACCGAGACTGCCAAGCTGGGCTTCGTCAGCGTCAAGTACATGGACGCCGATGTGGTCCTCGACGGTGGTATGCAGATCAACTGGACCTCGACCGGCCCCGCTGGTCCGGCCCCGACCTCGGTGCCGGCAACCTCCGCGTACTTCCTCAATACGAAGTACATCCACTATCGTCCGCACGCCTCGCGGAACATGGTGCCGCTGAGCCCCGGCCAGCGGTATTCCGTGAACCAGGACGCCGCTGTGCAAATCCTGGCTTGGGCCGGCAACCTGACGGCTTCGGGACTTCAGTTCCAAGGTCGGATGGACAACACCTGAGGAGCACGTCATGGCTACCAAAGACTACTCACGCACCACAACCGTAACGAGGCGAGTGGATACAACTCCCGAGCCGATGCCGGAGCCGACACAATTGCCGGCAACGCCTGAGTCCCTCTGGGACCTTCGCCAGAAGTACCGCAGCGGGCTTATTGTCTTGGGCGAGTTCTTCGCCGTCCTGGATCGCTTCCTGGATGGATTGGAGCAGCCCGAGGCTAAGCCAGCGAAGGAGCCAGCAAATGGCTGAAGTCGAAGCGACCCCACTCATGGACGCCGAGGTCGTGTCCAAACTCGTGTGGGACGCGAAGTATCTGTTTGACCATGGGGCCTTCGGGCCCCTACAGCAAGCGGAGTTCTTCAAGGCCCTCACGGAACAGGTGGCGGCTCCCCCGCCGCCTCCCCCGGAGCCACTGTCTGAAATCAGGGCTACTCTCGACGTGGTCGAGGACTCTGACGCAAAGGAGCCATGATGAGCCAAGGTAACGCTGCTACGCAGATCGGTATTGTCCCTCCCGATACCCCGGCCTTGAAGAAGGTTCCGTCCATCGGCGTTTTCGTCAGAGACACCACCCCTCCGGGGCCAGGCGCTGACGGACCGTACATCGGAATTCAGGGCGCGACGTATTGGGACCGTAACTGGTTAGGGGAGGATGCTGGATTCCTCGCCCCCAGTAACAACGGCGCCATCGGTACCACCAACGCGGGCTGGATCGGGGTAACGCCCCCTGACGTAGGCAATCCTCTGGGCAAGAAGGCTATCTGGTCCACCACCGCCGCCCCCCTTACCGTGCCTGCTGACGGTAGAGTGGCGGTAACGGCGGGCGGGGTGGGTACGGCTGCTTCCGGCTCGGGGGCCTATCAGGTTATGGTCCCCGCCGCTACGGTTATGCCCATCGGTTCGTGGTTCTGGGCTTTTGAGTACCAGGCTCCGTAATGCTGAACGGCGAGCTCATTCTTAGGGACGCTCAGGGTCGCCTGCGTACAACGCTGGAGACCCCGCCGCCCCTGGACTTCAATGGCGGTACTCCCGTCAAGGATGGGCTGCTCTCTCTTGTGTACGTTGACGGTCAGTACTACGTCAACGGACTAGGTTATGGTCTTCAGTTGGGGCTAAGCTCGGAGCAGGAGATTACACCTGAAGGCGTCGGCCTTATGCTCAGCCCTAGGGGCAGGCTTCGTTCCTCAAATGAAGCCCCTATGTTTTGGCTCTACAGTTTACCCTTCACCGCTGATGGCCAGCTATCTATTGCCCCGCCAGAGGGCGGCTTGCCCGCAGAGCCAAGTGCCTTTAGTCTTGCCTTCAGTTCAGACTTCGATTGAGGACTATATGCGCAAAACTGTCTCAGCCCTTCTCGCTCAAGCCGACGCCACCCTGGAAGATAACACGACTGGGGCTATCACGGCTGCTGATGTAAGGGCCTTGATCAAGGACGTCATAGACACGTTGGCCCCCGGTTTCGGAGCTGTCGGCAGTCCTTCGGTGACCCTAACGGCGCTGAGCGCTACACCTGTCGCAGTTCCGTATTCGGAGTTGCTAGCCGTAACCGCAGATTACGTCGCCACCTTGGCCGCCGGTACGGTTAAGAGGGTAAGTGGCGGTATGCCTACCGTAAACAACCGCATCCTATTCTTCGCTTCGGTGGATACATCTAGCGGGGCGGGTGTGACGTTTACGCTGCTCCGTGACGGCGTTGTCATACCTGGAGGCGTCACGGTTGTCGGGCGGGGCGCAGGCATTCCAGTGTCGGCCTCGTTCTCCAATATCAATGCCACCGCCTCGCCGGGTGATCCTGTGTTCGAGGTTCGCGCAGCTAAGACTACAGGAGGCCCGGTCGATGTAATCCTCACCAACGTCCGTTTCATTCTCGAAGTAGTCCCCACTCTCGGTTTTTAACCATGCCAACTATAGGAACAGAAATGTCCACCGACACCCTCGATTTTGCGATGAATTTTGAAGACAACCAGCAGTCGGAGGCCGACAAGAAGCTGCTGGTTATCTTCTACAAGGACGTAGTCAAGAACGAGTCCAAGTCCACCGAAGCCGGTCGCCCCATCTTCGATGAGATCGACCTGATCAAGATCATCACCCCCGGCTCCCGCGACAGCTTCGTGGGTGACGCCAACGAGATTTACCAGCAACGCTTCCCACAACAATGGGCGCGGTACAAGGCTGGTCGCTCTCAAGAGATGAGCGGTACTCCGCTGAACCAATTGCCTTGGCTCGGCGTCGGTCAGATCGCTGAGTTCAACGCAGTCGGCTGCCACACCGTCGAGCAACTGGTGGGTATGTCCGACGCAATCTCCCAGAAGTTCATGGGCCACCACGCCATCAAGCAGCGTGCCGCCGCCTACCTGGAGGCCTCCAAGGCCGAGGCTCCCCTGCTCAAGGTACAAGAGGAGCTCAGGAAGCGCGACGAGGAGATCACCGAACTCCGTGAGATGGTCAATGCGATGCAAGCCTCTCGGAAGCAAGAGCAAGCCGAGAAGGCTGCTGCGAAGGTCACACCAAAGGGGTAACCCATGGCCGAATACTGGACCGCTGTAGATACTCTAAAGCAACTGGCCGGCGAGCTTGGATTGCCCCGGCCCGCCACAATTGTGGGTATTGACGACATACAGTCGGTCCAGTTACTCTCCCTGTTGAACTCGGCGGGGAACGAATTGACCATGTTCTACCCTTGGGCTCAGTTCTCCAAGGAGTGGGTATTCCAGACGGTAGCGGGGCAGGAGGCCTACCCCCTACCGTCTGACTGGTCCTACTTCCACGATCAGACCCAATGGGACCGGACGGATAGGTGGCCCCTCCTGGGCCCGAAGTCGCCCCAAGAGTGGGCTTGGTTGAAGGGGTCGCTCGTAGCGGCGCTGCCCCGTCAGCGGTTCAGGGTAATGGACGACAAGTTTATGCTCTGGCCCGTACCCGGCTCGACCAATATGACGATGTCTATGGAGTACGTCACCAAGAAGTGGGTCGAACGTACCACCGGACCCGCCGACATGGTTACCGAGGATGGCGACATCATCAAGTTCAATCCGTGGTTAATGATCAAGTTCGTCAAGCTCAAGTTCTATGAGCTCAAGGGCTTTCCGACTGCGGGGCCGCAGGGGGACTTCATCCGAGTGTTCAACTCCCTTACCGGGAAGGACACCGGGGCCAAGATTCTCTCCCTCTCCCCGCGCCCCACCAGCGAGTACCTGGGACCCTGGTCGATACCTGACGGCAACTGGAACGTAGTCTAATGTTCCTACCCGCCGCACTTCCCGCTGCTAACAAGCCCGCCAGCGTTGCGGCCCCCGTAGGGGGTCTCAATGCTAAGGACTCGCTTGTTGCTATGCCCGAGAGTGACGCGGTCATAATGCAGAACTGGTGGCCCCAGCCTTACGGGTGTACCGTGCGGAAGGGGTACCGGGAGTGGGTTACGGGTATGCCCGCTGAGGTGGGTACCATAGCTCCCTGGGCGTCTGCTACCGGGGCTCAGAAGCTGTTTGCTTGGTCGGGCAGTGCTGTGTACGACATCACCTCAGCTGGGGTAGTGGGGCTCCCGGTTATGACGGGACTAACCAACTCGG